CTCCAGAAGAGCAGGTAAAAATTCTAGCCACTCTGGTACAGCAACGTGATCGTAGTTATAACGTGTATTTTTACAATGAATCCATGAATCAACCCGAATGGTTTGAACGTGTATCAAAAATGGTAGATGTAGTATTAGATGCAAAATTAACCAACCCCGAAGACTACTTCAATAAATAAACTTATGGCATATTATCAAAAAGGCTCACCAGTCATATGTAGAGGTAACACAGTTACAGTCGGTCCTGACGGTAATGTGGAAAAGGCCATGCGTAAGTTCAAAAAGAAAGTGCTAGAATCAGGCTTACTTCGCGAACTTAAAGAGCGTGAAACCTATGAAAAACCTACTACAAGACGCAAGAAAGCTAAAGCGGCGGCCAAGAACCGTTGGCGTAAAAAATTAGCTTCAGAGAGCCTACCCAAAAAACTTTACTGATTACGATTTTTCGTGTATAAATATATTTGTAGTGCCGATAGTCGGGCTACACTTATAGTCATTACTTGCTTAAAAGGAGATATAAAATGACACAACTTGAAATTCGCACACTCGATTTACCTTCATTTGTAAACCAAATTCATCGTCAAACTATTGGCTTTGACCGCATGTTTGAAGAACTAAATCGCACATTTGCCAACAGTCGTACAGACGGCAACTATCCTCCACACAACGTAGTCAAACTAGATGACACACATTATGTTATCGAAGTGGCTGTGGCTGGATTCAACGAAGATGAAATCGACGTTGAGCTAAAAGAAAATGTACTAACTGTCAAAGGCGAACAAGCCAAACGAGACCAAGAAGTTGAGTACCTGCACAAAGGCATTAGTGCTCGTAACTTTACTCGTACATTCCCATTAGCTGAGCACATCGAAGTTCGTGGTGCTACAGTTAAGAATGGTATCTTGGCTATTGCTTTGGAACAAGTAGTTCCTGAAGAAAACAAGCCAAAAAAAATTGCCATTACATTTGCAAAATAAGTAACTAGGCAGTATAATAAAGGGGAGTTACAACACTTCCCTTTATTTTTATCATGAGCGAAAAATTAATGTCCAGAACTAAAACACATATCGAGGTGCGCCCACGTATTGAACCCAAACTCAATATTCGGGAACCAAGTCAGTATCGTGTTATCTATATTAACGATGAACAAACCACACAAGAGTTTGTAGTTGAAACTCTTAAAATTATTTTTAACTACGATGAAGGTGCCGCACACGCACTCACAATGAAAGTCCACGAAGAAGGTTCAGCAGTGGTAGCAGTACTACCATATGAGCTAGCCGAACAAAAGGGTATCGAAGTTACTATGTTAGCACGTAATAACGGATTCCCACTACAAGTTAAAATTGAACCAGACCAATGATATTCAACAAAGTAAGAACTCTTAAAGAACAAGGTAAGACCATTGGTATTACTTTTAGTACCTTTGACATGCTACACGCAGGTCACGTGGCCATGTTGGCCGAAGCTAAAAACCATTGCGATTATTTAATTGCCGGCCTGCAGACAGATCCTACTATTGATCGTCCTGATACCAAAAACAAACCCGTACAAAGTATTGTAGAACGCCAAATACAGTTGGCCGCTTGTCGTTATGTAGACGAAGTTGTAGTTTACCAAACCGAACAAGATCTAGTAGACTTGTTGTTGATCCTGCCGGTTGATGTAAGTGTGTTGGGTGTTGAATATGAAAACAAACCATTTACCGGCGAAACTGAAGGACATGTACGTGGCATACAACATATCTTTAACCGTCGTGATCATTCCTTTTCCAGCTCGGGCCTACGCAGTCGTGTAGTTGAAGCAGAATCAATGAAATTGCTGAAAGCTAAGAATGAAACCAATTAGTGCTTATAAAAGTTTTTGGGAGTTTACAAAAGATAGAAGTAACTATCACTTTGACAAATGGCGTGAAGAAACTCCCGGCGAATTATATAGGGTACTAGGCAGATTCCCTAACACATGGCAAGACGAACTAGCGGAAATTAAAGCTAGAAGTTTTGTTACTACACAAAAAAATATTACCTATACAGCCGGACGAAATCAACCCGGTGTTGCCAATCCACAAAGACAGTACGACTACGATCAGTTTGGTGGACACGGGGATATTTACAAAATTGAAATGACTAATGTCATGGATGATTTTACAGATTTTCCTGAACTACAAAAACTGGTTGATTACTTTGGTATGACAGAAGTTGCGCCAAAGTGCCATATTCAGTATACAGGGCAGATGTTTACGGTTCATATAGATCCGCTAAAAAAACAATTTGCTGGAACAAAAACAGGCGATTACGATGACGACTTTGGTTACGACCCCAACGACATTGTGCGTATAACTGTTATGCTTGAAGACTGGGAACCTGGGCAATTTTATGCCTATGGTAATAGCGTTTACAAGCAGTGGCGGGCAGGAGACTTCCATATACACGATTGGCCAAACGTGCCACACGCTACAGCTAATGCTAGTATGCACAGTCGCACTACACTACAAATAACAGGCATTCGTACAGAAGCCACAGACAAGATTATTGGAAAAACTAGATTTCCAGCATAAATACTTGCAACAAGTCAAATTCCAAAAGGAAATATATGAAACAAACTAAAAAATTGCAATGGGTTATTGCTCACGAGCCGGTTGATCTATTCTTAGCGGCAGCCGAACGTTTTGCCGCAGAAGTATTTGAAAAAACAGGTGGGGAATATCAAGTTGAAATTTCTACACTTACTGAATACAACAAGAAAAAACAAACAAATCTAAACTTCCAAGATCTAGTGGATGTTATGGGTTCTGAAGTAGAACTTAGCCAAATGTACACTTATGTACTAGGCAACTATAACAAAGATTTCTGGACAGTTGATATGCCTTTTATCTTTGAAGATCACGATCACGCCGACCGTGTGTTCGAAGGTCCAATTGGTGAAGCCATGTTAGATCGTCTTGCTGATAATAGCACAGTACGTGGATTGGCATTTACTTACTCAGGTGGATACAAGTGTATTCCTGCTAACGTAGAATTACGTACAGTCGAAGATTTTAAGGGTACAAAAATCCGTACAAGTAACAATCCAGTAAGCCACGATATCTTTACTGCTTTGGGTGCAGAACCAGTTGATATGCCAATTGAAAAATTAGCCGAAGCTGGACATAGTGGTAGTGTTGACGGCGGCGAAAGTACATTTATTCGTATCTTTGCTAGCGGTCAAGATCAAGCATTCAATCGTGTATGCGAAGCTGATCACAGTATGTTAGCAACTAGCATTATTGTTTCTAACACATTCTGGAATAGTTTAACAGATGAAGTTAAAGCTGTTTTCCAAACAGCCGCACTAAACACAGCACGTCAAGAACGTCGTGAAAGTGTTGCTAACGTAGCAGAACAAAAAACAAAATGTGCCGAAGCTGGTATTGAAGTTATTACAATGTCAGATGCAGAACGTGCTAAAATGCGTTCAGCAACAGAATCATTATATGCCAAGTATGATGATTTCTTTGGTTCAAACTTACTATCTCAAATTAAGAAGGCCTAATATGATTGACGCAAAACAATTTACAGAAGATCTAGCACTACGTTGCGAACCATTGTATCAATTACACGAGCAGAACGTAAAAAATTACTTCGCGGCCAAGCCGTCAAAAGAAGAAATGGTTGAGTACTTTGGTCGTCGTATGATTAATGAACGTATTAACTGCATTGAACTGTCCCGTCGCGTTGGTTCTCTGCCAAAAGATACAAGTCCAGAAGATATGTTTTTACTAAGCAAGCAGGCCTTAGATGAAGCAAAACACTTTTGGTATGTTAAAGACATTGTAGAAGATATGTTGGGACACGAAGTTGATGTTACAGCAACACACGAAAAAATCAAAGAACAACAACTGAGCGGTGATGCTCGTGCGCTACCAGCAGAGCTATTAGAAAAGTTTGAGTGTTCAACAGACCCATTGAGCCTAGCAGTATATCAATATATTGCTGAAGGTATGGCACATCGTAATTGGGTAATGCAAGCTGAGTGCGCCCCAAATCAATTGATTGCTGAAAAGTATGCTGAAATTGCTCAAGACGAAAAGTTCCACGCAAGTCTAGGACGTCGTGCTTTAGAAAAATTAGTAGTTGACGAAGAAACTCAAGCTCGTGCTACTGAAATTGCCAACGAAGTTATCGCAATTTTATGGGATTTAGGTTGTATCAAACAACATATCCCAATGTCGGCTATTAACGATTAATTTTATCAAAATGGTAGGGGCCTAGCCCCTACTTGTAGTACAATACTTCAATTAAAGAACACTATGAAAAAACTATTAGTGGTGCTGTTAGCATCTTTATCCTTTGCCGCCACAGCCGCACCTGTGCAGGTTCCTATCGTTTGGCCGTTCGCGGCCGGTAGTAATCAAGCTAACTATGCTCGTGCTATTATTGAACAGGCCAACGCAGATCAACAAAAATATCAATTCTACTTTGATAATAAACCCGGAGCCGGCGGAACCATTAGCGCTAAACATGTATTAAATTATAAAGGGCTAGCATTACTAACTAGTTCAAGTAGTTTCTTTGTACGTCCTGTTTATTATCCAAATGAAAGTTTTAACAATGCAGATTTTAAGCCTGTACTAATTCAATGTACCGGACAACCTTATATTGTTATCAGTGCCAAGTATAAAAACATTGATGAACTGCGCCAACAAAAAAGATTAACCATCGGTGTTACCTTAGGCAGTCTAACTGAAGCTCTAGCTAGGGAATTACAACTACAATTACCTGCAACAGAATTAACTTTTATTGGTTACAATAATACTCTACAACCAACACAAGAAATGATTGGGGGCCAATTAGACCTTAATGTTGATCTACCGGCTAGTACAGCACAATGGATTGATGCCGGCAAAGTTAATGTTATTGGAGCAAGTGGTACACTATATCATAAACCATTTAGAACATTTACTGGACAAGGTATTACAGGATTTGAAGACCTTGTTAGCAATTATCAAATAGTTGCACCTGCTACTACAGATCCAAAAGTCATTGAAGAATTGCACAAAATCTTATCACAGGCCGCACGTAAATCAACTACCTTACCCGGATTGTATGCTGTTGATTTTTGTAGCCCAGCTGATGTTGATCTAAAGAAAACCAATGAGTTATATAACAAATGGTCCGCAAACTGGTCAAAATGGTTACACAAGACTGAAGCCAAATAACTAGACATTTTATTCAAATTAAAGTATAATACAAGCATG